TAGCTACAGAAAAGTTTTTTCGTGGATATATTGACATCACTGGAAAACTTACAACAGAGGGTATTGCCAATTTAAGCAAGATTGTTGACGTTAAAACAGGCATAAGAGACACAAAAAATGAGTTAGCCCTTCTGAAAGATGAAGTTAATGCTATAGCTGCGGCATCATGGCTTCCAGATGTCATGCGTGATATTATAACCAAGGGAAAACTTGGACATATAGAGGAGCTTGAAGAAAAACTTGAGCTTCTTAGAAAACGTTTATATGAACTCCAAAATCCAATAGACAAAACAGCAGAAGGTCTTCGCACTTTCGTTCGCGAAGCTAAAGAGCTTAACAAAGTAATGAAAGAGCTTAACTTCGATCCATTACGTGAGTTTGAATCTGCTGTCAAATCCGGCAACGTTGGGATGGCAAAACGTATTGCTGAGATCATAAAAGCCGAAACAATGGCAGACATTGCTGCTGTACAGGAACGCATAGCAGTTTTTCAAAAAGACCTAGCTAAAGACCCGAACAACAAAAATGTTAGCACGGCTGTAACTGCGTTGGAAGTTGAGCTTGGTAAACTTGAAGCTCGTTACGAACGTGTTTCTAACGCAACGAATCTTGCTAACGAAGCCCTTATAGAGCAGATTGATCCACTCACGGAGCTTTGGGAAGAAAATACACGGCTTGAAAAAGCCTTGGAAGGAAAAACGCAAGAATATGAAAAAGAGCTGAAAATACAACAGACTATCGACGCCCTTCGTGAAAAAATGGGAAAACGCTATCACGAGGGGATAGCCCAACAGGTGCGCGATGTAGTTGAGATGATCTATCATAAGAAAGAAGAACTTGCTCTTATGAAAGATAAGGATGATGCGACTAAAAAGACAACAGAAAACATAAAAGATCAAGTCCGTATAGTCCAAGCTCGTCTTGCTGCAATGCGTGAAGAACGTAAACTTGCCTTAGATAATTGGAAAGAAAGTAATAAGTTTAGACAAGAAGGTTTAGATAGAGAACGTGAAGCATATGATGAAATGCGTCAAGTTTTCTATGAATATTATACGACAGAAACGGAGCGAGAGTATAACGAGTTTTTGAAACGCGCCTCCCACTTCGAGGCTTACATAGAAGGAAATAAAGAGCTTACAGATGAGTTTTATAAATGGCGAGCTGACATGGCCGAGCGCTATGAAAAGCCTTGGCTCGCAGGATTGAAAGATGGTCTTAAAAAGGCTAGTGATAATATCGGATGGACATTTGAGAATGTAAGTGATACTGTTCAAGCTGCTTTTTCTAACATGACAGATACACTTACAGATTTTGTCATGACAGGAAAAGCATCATTTAGTGACTTTGCAGAGAGCATTATCCGGGATATGCTTAGGATGCAGATACAGGCTTCTATTACACAGCCACTTGCTTCTGGTCTTGGCGACTTATTCGGTTCATTTGGACAATCTATGGCAAATGCTTGGTATGGAAATGTAAGTGCTGTAGGGGCTGCTGGTCCGATGCCACAAGCAAACGGAGGTGTTTTCCAAAGCCCGTCCCTTCATGCATATGCGAATACCGTGCAGACCTCGCCAAAACTCTTCACGTTCGCACAGGGCGGCGTATTTGCCGAGGCCGGACCCGAAGCCGTAATGCCCCTAACACGTGGCGCAAATGGACGCCTAGGCGTTCAAGCCGAGGGCTCCGAAACAAAAATCGAGCTAAACATAATAAACGAATCCGGCCAACCCGTAGAAGCCAAAGAACGCTCTCGCAGAACAGACATGGGCAAAACTATTATGGACATAGTCCTCACTCGCGTAAGTAACAACACAGGCGGGGCTAAAAATGCCTTCAAAGCCGCGCTTTCAGGTTAGGAGTCAAAATGGCAAACTTTCCTTCTCTTAAAGCTCCAACTGCTTTTTCCGAATCTATACAGAAGAAACAGATAAAAACACCGTTTGAAAATGGATACGTGCAATCTCGGGCTATATGGACCCGCGCACGGCGAAAATTTTCTCTCTCATGGGATAACTTGCCATACGCGCAACTATATGGTACAGGTATGTTACTTGATCATTTCACGGGAAACGTTGGTGATACGTTCACTTTTACACATCCGCTCACGTCTGAGGCAGTTACTGCACGTTACTCAGACGATGAGCTTTCCTATGAAAGAACGAAAATCCCCGGTTATTACAAGGTGTCTCTTAACCTAGAGGAAGTGTAATGCTTACTTTACCTGATGCTCTTATACAGAAGTCAAATCAGCTAGGTGATAGCGATGCTTGGCTTTGGCTTTTGGAGGTTCAGCTTGCGTCTGGGACTGTCCGTTATGTATTGAATACGGAAGACATAATATGGAATGGTCGTGAATGGTATAAGTGTTATTTTATTATATCAGAGATAACAGAAGACGATAAGGCATCTCAGCCGAACCTTACAATCCAGATTCCTAATGTTGATCAGACAATTCAGAATGCTGTTGAAAACATAAATGGTGGTGTTGGTGCTACCGTTATTCTCCGACTCGTGCATAGCGGAAACTTGACAGAAATAAGCGTTCCGTCATACACATTCCAGATTACCGGCGCATCGTTAGACGGTGAGTGGGCAAACTTCACGCTAGGGGCTTCAACTGTTTACAATAAGCGCGTTCCGCAGAGGCGGTTGATAAAAAACTATTGCGCTTTCCGCTTCAAGGGCGAGCTTTGCGGATACACAGGGACGGCAACGTCTTGTGATAAAACGCTGGCTCGTTGCCGTGAGTTAGGTAACTCCTCACGTTTCGGCGGCTTTCCCGGAGTCGGCACCGGTAGAGGTTTCTATGCATAACTTTATCGGCATTCCTTATGAGGAAATGAACTGTTGGAAATTGGTGCGTTATTACTACGCTAAAGAGCTTTCCATTGAGCTTCCAACTTATCCTATAGAACCTGATGATACTTTTTATGTGGCGCGGACTATGGTACGTGCAGTTAAGTCTGGTGCATGGACGCGGCATGAACAGCCTGTCAAACATGCAGTCGCCGTTTTCTGCACAAAGCCCGAATGCCGGGCCATAAATCACGTTGGCATCGTCATATCAAAAACTACATTCCTTCATACGTTCAAAGAACCACCAGCACACTCTCATATTGCCCGCCTTAATGAACAACCTTGGCAAGCCACACTACGAGGATTTTATACATGGAACAAGTAAGAGCTATATGGATTAAAGATCCTTTCTATCCGCAAGTTAAAGAAAACGTAGAAAGTTGTGACTTGCAATTTAGCGAGGGAATGACCGTTGGCGATGTTATTAGCAGGATGAATCCTGTTATGCCCGAGGGTTGTTCTTTTTTGGTGCGTGTAAACGGTGCTGAGAAGGGCGTTGATTTCTGCGTTTCAGCCTACGATGTTGTTATTTTCGTTATTATCCCTGAAGGCGGCGGAGACTTGCTTAAGTTAGTTGGAATGCTTGCTATTGTAGCATTATCTATTGCAGTGCCGCAGTTAGCTCCTGCTAGTTGGGGACTGATGGTTGATGGAGCATTAACAGCATCAGGCATGGCAGTTAGCAGTAGCATAATGATCGGTGGCTCCATGCTCCTAAACGCCGTCCTCCCGCCGACAATGCCTGACGTAACAGGTTCATCGGGCTCCCTTGATGAAAGTCCCACCTACGGTTGGACAGACGTTGGCAACATAGACGCGGAAGGAACGCCGCTTCCTTACATAGTTGGCTCAAAGCGTGTAACGCCGCCGCGCATAAATCAGTACATCGAAACAATCGACAATAAGCAATACCTTTACATGCTCTTTGCTCTCGCAAACGGTGAGATCGTAGCTGACAGCAATAACGTGTGGCTTAACAATACTGCACTTTACAATTCTGACGGTGTGCGCCAAATTGAAGGTGTTGAGATAGAAACACGCCCTGGAACAACCGACCAAACGGCTATTCCTTGGTTTGACATAACGTGGTCTCAGCAAAACGTTAACTACACTCTTCCCCGAGGCGCGACTAACGAGACAACCATAAACGCTGGCCTTACAACTGATGTTTGGTCTTCCATATATAATACAGGCTCCGCAACAGATAGTTTCAATGTTCTTATAGAAGCCCCTGACGGATTATGGACGCGGATAACTACATGTCATGAATCACCAAATGCTGGTTTAAGATGTTTTTCCAGAACAGTTGGTGATCCTGGCACATTAGAAATATCATATCGTGCACAAGGTTCTTCTACCTGGACTACTGTTTCTAAGGCTATTGAAGGCGAGTTAACAGGGCGTTCTTGGTTTGGTATGCCAGAAAGAGAGTCCGTAGAGCAACCTTTTGTTAAGACATATACATTCGATGGTCTTGCGGCTAATACGTATGAAGTGCGTGTTAAGTTAACATCCACACATGGTCAGCCTGTTCGATTCAAAAGCATAAATAGTTGTCCACTAACAGCCGTTAAAACAACAACTGGTAATTCAGTATCGGCTGTTGAAGCTGTTCTTGTTTTTAATGCTCTTTATTACATGAACGATAAAGGCAATCTGGAAAATACATCCGTTAAAATTGCTGCTGAATACTGTGTCCATGGAACATCAAACTGGAAGGGTGAAGTACGAGTAATTACACGAGCAACACAACAACCCGTTCGTATCAGCTTCATGTTCAAAGACCTGCCTGCGGCGCAGTATGATATGCGTGTTTATTATGTTGACGAGCCTGAGACGAGTACACGAATACAGAATCAAGCTGTATGGTCAATGATGCAAGAAGGTGTCAGCACTGAGGATTTTTCATACCCCGGAACGGCCCTTCTTGGCGTTAAAGCCCTTGCAACAGATCAGTTTTCCGGTTCTCGCCCAACCGTCGAATATGAAATATCATCCCTTGTAAAGTATGGAACGGAAGATTTTATAGGCGGCAATCCAGCAAAAGAGACCGTGCGTTTTCTTCAACATTATGGCATTCCTGCGGAACGTATATCCTCTAACTTTGATGATTGGTCTGATTTCTGTGATAATCCTCCCGCAGAAGCATATAATGCCTCACAAACTTACAGGAAAAACGAAACTTGTTCATACAATGGGCATACTTATTATTCCCTGCAAGCCGATTTTTCCGGCCACGCGCCATCCGGCACGAATGAACCAAATGCTTACTGGCATCGTTTCGTTCTTTATGCTAATCTTTACATAGATCAAGGGCTGTCCTTCCGTCAGGCGCTTGATCAAATATCTCTCCCCGGACGAGGAAAAGTTGTCCAGCGCGGTGTCATGTGGGATGTTATGTGGGAATATGCTACAGACCGCGTTGACATCGTTACATCTGGGAATATGATTGAGAAGTCTTTCAAAGAGACTTTTCTTTCCAGTGAAGATTACGCTAACATATGTGAAGTTACATACTTTCCAGATGAAGCAGGACGTACGATTGCAGAGCTTCGTGCACCGGACTTTGATTCAAGTGAACAGGATAAACCATCGTCTATCGTTCTTTACGGAGTAACAAACCGTATTCAAGCCCTTCAGCACGGTACGCTCGTTCTTAACTCCACGCGCCTTATGACCCGTGTTTGTTCATGGGAACAGTCAACGGATAGCATACGTTGGCAAGTCGGCGATGTTGTAGGTGTGCAGTCTAATCAGACCCCGTGGACACAGGGTGGGCGTTTAGTCAGCGCAACATCAACTGGATGTGTTATTGACCGCGCAGACTTGGCTGATTTAAGTGTGCCAAAGATCATTGTCCGGCACACCGACGGAACGATAGAGACACAAAATGTTGATACTATAACTGCCGATACACCGGAAACTGGGCAGTCCACAGTTGCCCTTGCAGGTACGTGGACAACAACGCCCGCACAGTTCGACATATATAATATAGGTCCAACAGAAGAAGTCATAAAAGACTTTCGGGTAAGCTCTATAACATCTGCCTCTGACGTAACCCGTGAAATAACGGCCATTGAGTACAACGAAGATATTTACGCTGCTGATACTGTTCTTGTAGTAGAAGCATCTGAGTACGGGTTCATAAAACTTGAGAATCTAAATCTTGTTCCTTCCTTCATAAAGAACGCTGACGGCTCAACGCAACTTTGCGTTTATGCCGAATGGGAAGGATCATCACCGACAGATTTTCGTGTAGCTTGTTGGAAAGCTGATCCTGATACTAATAGAATTGAAAATCTTTTGGAACGTTCAGAGACACCTGAGAATCAATACCTTTTCAAAGTTAACACTGGTGGATACTATAAAGTACGTGTAATTGCAGACACAAAAAATCAGCATATGCAAAGTCTTTTTGGCTTTGTTACTGTTACAACAGAAAACGCCGTTTTAGCCCCGAACGCAGATCAGTTTATAGTAGGCAACCCGAACGATCCTGATGATAACCTTACGCCCGTTATCGTTGACCCTGAAACGGGCCTTGTTAAAATTGATGGGCAGCATATCGCCGTTGGTTCTATTCGTGCTGAATCTATCAATGTGGATGACCTTGTTGTAAACGGCCTTGCTACTATGGCCGATGCATGGATTACCGGGGATTTAATCGTTGACGGCACGATAGACGCATCACACATAAAGGCATACTCTATAACAGCCGAACAGATAGCCGCAGGAACAATAACAGCAGCTAACGTCAAAACCGATGAGATCGTTGCTTATACAGCAGGTATAACTGGTGCACTAACAATAGTAGGTAGTGGTTCAATAACATTACAAGACGGAACAATCTTTGCTTCTGATACAAGTACCATCGCAGGGTGGGAGATTGGTACTGATGTTTTGCGTTCAAACCCAGATGGGAATAAGCGAATTGAACTAGATCAC